CAACACTTCCTAAACTAAACTTGCAAGCAGAGATTGCTAGCCTTACTTCTCTTGTGCCCAGCAGTCCATCCTTTATTCAAGCACTTGCAAAAATTAAAGCAGAGTTTGGAGATTCTTTAGATGCAGCTGGTTTGGAACTAGATAGTCTTGTCAAAGATGCATCTGCTGCAATAACGGGTGGGGGTAGTGTATGTTCACTTGTTCCAAATTTTGAAAAGGCCCCAGGTGGGCCGGTTGTAGAAAAACCTGTTGCTGTTAAACAGGCCGCCGACAAGGCACTAATAGAGGCATTATCTGTGGTGAAACAAAATGAAATCCTTTCTGCAAAAATCAAAGCTATTGGTGAAAAGACCGCCGAGTATGTCGTTACAAATAAAGTACCAACCGAAGATACCGGCGCTTTCAAGATTGTCCCTGACTCTGATGTGAAAACAATATCAACCGCTAGTGGATCATTAGTAAAATCTGTGCCGGCGGGAACAGGTAATAATGTTTCTCCTGATGCTGGGTTCCAACACAAGAAATCCACGATCACTGAAAAGGTAAAGTTTGAAGATATTATGGATGAAGGAGGTGGGAGGATAATCATACTAACCAAATATATTCCAGTTGAGGTTTTGCTTATTCAATTACATCCTAGTGCCAATTATGATAACTTGATTACCTCAACCGCAGAGGAAAAAGCTGCGTTTGCTGCCGCCGGGGGCACCGCTAGTTGGAGAGGCTCCCCTCGTTATGTAAATAGTGATGGTCCACACATGGAGTATGTCTTACACTATAGTTTACGCAAGCGTGGTATACCTAACGTCATCGTGACAATAGACGACACAACTGGTGGTATAAGCCTTACTCCACCATTTGAAAATGTCGATGATCATCCAGGCAATATTGAAAGTGTGCCATATGAACGATGGAACGGTAAAACCTGGGTTCAAAAACCCGGTTCTTTTAGAGGAGGCGTGTACGGCGGCCGCCGATCAGATAAGATTAGAAATAAAAGGTACGGGGGATTTGCGGCCGTAGTAAAATATACATATCTTGATAATTACGATGCCGATATTTTGACTGCATAAATACAAACACATAAAGGAGTTATATTATGGTAAATAATAAATTTGCAAGAATCTGCAATCAGTTGGATGCGTTTAAGAAGGGTAAGAATGTTGTGTTGAATATTCTCAACCCCAATGCCAATGACACGAACAAGCGTTTTATTCGTGTTAGCGCAAAAGATGTTTGGCCGGCTAACAATCCGTATAGGATGTCACAAAATACATCAGAGAGTGTATAAATAATAGTAAAAGGGAATACACATGGGTTACAAGGACGCATATTATGACGGTACGCATACCGGCGAGGACCGTGCTGCCCAGATTTATTCTGACATAGATTTATTCTTTGGCCCTAAAACTGGTTCAAAAGATATCAGCAAAGTTATTGATATAACAGCAGTAAAGAGGTCTGTAAGAAACCTGATACTAACCAACCCTTACGAGAAACCCTTTCATCCAGAGATTGGTTCTGGTGTAAGAGATATTCTGTTTGAACCTATGACGCCAATCACGGCATATGTTCTAACTATGAAAATTGAAGAGGTGATTCAAAATTTTGAACCTAGGGCCCGTCTTATTGGAGTGAGGGCTATTCCCAACCTTGATAACAACGCATATGAAGTTACCATTGAGTTTTATGTTGTTAACGCACCAACAGAACTTGTCAATATGGAAGTTCTATTAGAGAGAGTACGATAATGGCAGCAACCAGAAAAAGACTCAGTGTAACAGAGTTCGACTTTGATGAGGTAAAGGACAACCTAAAAGTTTTCATGCGAAATCAAACTGAGTTTAAGGATTATGACTTCGAAGGTTCTGGTCTTAGTGCTCTTCTGGATGTTCTTGCATACAATACCCACTATCTTGGTTTCAATGCGAATATGCTTGCAAACGAGATGTTCCTCGATTCTTCGCAGCTGCGGTCAAGTGTTGTTTCTCATGCCAAGACCTTGGGTTACTCTACTAAGTCTGCAAGAGCATCCAAGGCGGTTCTTAATGTTTATTTAAACACAACCAATACAAGTGCAACAATGCCTGCGGGCACAGTGTTCACTGCCAGCGTTGGTGATTCGTCTTATCAGTTTGTAACTATACAAGAAGTAATTGCTGCAAATATCGGCACGGTGATTCCATTTAACAATTTAAGTGTATACGAAGGAAGTTTTGTTTCAACTAGATACACAACTGATACTCAGAATGTTGAGCAGAGATTCCTTATCAATGATAATCGAGCAGATACGACAACTCTTACAGTCAAGGTTCAAAATTCTTCATCAGATAGCACATCTACAACATACACTTTGGCAACAGATATTGCTGCTCTAACTTCGACTTCCAATGTTTATTTTCTACAAGAAGTTGAAGACGGGAAGTTTGAAATATATTTTGGTGATGGTATTCTGGGTAATGCTGTAGAAGACGAAAACATTATCATATTAAACTATGTCGTTACAAACAAAGGGGCAGCCAATGGTGCTTCTACATTTGCTAACTCTGCTGCAATTGATGCAGTTAACAGTGTCAATGTATCTACGGTGTCTTCTTCTGCTGGTGGTTCTGAACCAGAAACAATTCAGTCGATTAAGTATAATGCGCCCCTAGACTATGCGTCACAGGGTCGATGCGTTACCATCGAAGATTATAAAACTTACGTCAAACAACTCTTTCCTAATACTCAGGCGGTTTCTGTTTGGGGTGGAGAGAATGGTTCATATAATTCCTCTACTGGTGTATCAGATATCGCAGAGTATGGTAAAGTTTTCCTTAGTGTTAAATCAACAACGGGTCTAAATCTGAATGAAGTTCAAAAGGCACAACTTGTTACGGACCTAGCTTCATATACTGTTGCGTCAATTTCTCCTGTGGTTGTAGACCCAGAGACACTAAACCTGATACTCACTGTCAGCTTCAAATATAACTCCAGCGCTACAACAAGTAGTAGTGAAGCACTTGAGAGTCTTGTGAACTCTACTGTCACAAATTACAACGCCGACTATCTAAAGGTGTTCAACTCTGTGTTTAGACATTCTCAATTTACGGGATTAGTCGATGCCACTGATAATGCGATATTGAGTAGCATCGCAACTGTAGCCTTGTCTTCCCTATCTACTCCAAATACTGCCGGGTCATATTCCTTCACAGTTAATTTTGGAAACCCGTTATACAATCCACACTCAGGTCATAACGAAGTCAAGGGGGGTGTGATTGCATCAACAGGTTTCTACATAAGTGGCAACACAAATGAAATGTTATTTGATGAGGATGGTGCGGGCTCTCTTCGTATTTACTATTTGGTTGCTGGTGTTAGAACCTATTATAGTCTAGATGCTGGCACGGTGGATTATACAACTGGATTGGTATCAGTCAATCCAGTTTATATCACTTCAGTGTCTAATGTTGATGGTAGTGCGTCAGCGGCTATAAGAATGACTGCAACTCCAAGTTCTTATGACATTGTAGGCAAGAGAAATCAAATTATTGAGATAGACACTCTCAATACTGTTATTACAGGGAGTCAAGATACCATCGCTGTTTCTGGTTCTGGCAGTGCGGGTGGATACACTACAACCCAGGCCTATGTAACACCTTCGAGCTATTAATCATGACGGCCTTTGACATGTCTTGGACCCCAGAGTTAAAAAATAAACTCAGCACCCAGATTGATGGGCAGTTACCCGACTTCATTGCCGAAGATCATCCAAAGTTTTCTCAGTTTTTAAAATCGTATTATCAGTTTCTTGAAGCTGGTGAACTTCGATTAACAGTCAATATTGATAATATCCTTTTAGAAGTTAGTACTGCTACCAATCTTCTGAACGAAGATGACTCTCTGATTGTTACGGAGTCTGGTTCTGGTTCTACAGGTAAGTTTATCGAAGGGGAGATAATCACTGGCGGCACATCATATGCAACTGCGACTGTGCTTGTCGAAGACCTTGGATACACAACACCAAGGATGTTTATATCTTCGCAACAGTTATTTGAGACGGGTGAGACTGTAACAGGAGCAACCTCTGGTGCTTCTGGTGTGGTCACAAGATATCGGGCGAACCCTGTTCAGAACATTCAACAGCTGTTGGCATATGCTGACATTGACAATACCATTTATGATTTCATCGAAGAGTTTCGCAAATCCTTTATGGAAGGTATTCCCAGCAATCTTGCAACTGGTATCAACAAAAGAAATTTAGAAAAACATATTCGTGAGTTGTATCGAAGGAAGGGAACTAAAGAGGCTGCTAAACTCTTTATGAGAATCCTTCTGGATGAAACTGCTGAGGTATTTTATCCAAACCAATATATGATGAGAGCCTCTGATGCTGATTGGGATAAACCTACGATAATTCGGTGTTCGTCTGTTGGTTCTGCTATTGGAGATGAACTTGTCGGTCAGTCGATTACTGGTCAGAACAGTTCGGCCACTGCACTTGTTGAAAATTCAACAACCCTTATAGCTGCCGCCGGCGTGTCATATGTAGAGTTTGAACTTTCAAATATAACAGGAACTTTTCAAGCGGGTGAAACACTGTATGGAGTATCTTCTGTAGAAGATGTCCAATATGACTTTGTTATTAGAGAAATAAACTCTTCCCTGACAATTTCGAATGATGGAACACTGTATAGTGCTGCAGACACTATTGATGTTGATAGTTCTGTTTTGATTGGTAGTGGTGATGCTTCAGCTAAAGTTGGAGAGGTTCAGAAGGGTTCGGTTTCTGGTGTCGTAGTTGATGATGCCGGAACTAATTACGAACTTGGTGATCTTGTAGTATTTATTGACAATAGTTCAGAGGCGGGATTAGTTCAACCGGCGCAGGCTGAAGTTACGGTTATTCATGGTAACCTTATCGATGAAACTGATTCCGACATTATTCTACAGGAATCTGGTACGTCTACTTCTGTGGAATTATTTAATGTTACTCTCGAAGAGGGTACAGTAAAAGCAGAAGACCCCTATACAGTTTATGGTACTAACAGAACATATAGTAACGCCATTGGTTACTACTATCCAATTTATCTAACAAACTATGCAGCAGAAGATTCTACCATTGTGAAGGTAAGTGCTTCTGTCAATGGTGCTACAGCTGCTTCAACAACAGTTACACTTGATGGTAATAACGGCACTATTGCAGTTGGTATGAGAGTTCGGGGAAATAGTATTAGTGCGGATGACACAGTCACGGTTACTGCTGTTGCAAGTCAAACATCAATCACGATATCTAGCGCACAGACACTTTTAGATAATGAATTGTTGGTACTTGCGTCTTCACCGACAGAAATAAGAGAGTATACTTTCTTAGAGTATCCTGGCATAACTTTCTACTCCCCTCTCGCAACTACGGCATCAGCGCAAGCAACATATGTCGCAGCAACGTACACTCTTTATGGTGGCAACTTCAATCATCGCTCAGACCAACTCTATGGTGAGTCTGGTAATGCTGCTTCCTATACAGGCACTATCAATACTGAGGCGGTGCTTGGTGATAGAATGGAAATGGAGTGGGCACTAACCACAAATTCTCTAGATATAATTAGTTATGCTAATGAAGGATTTATTTTAGAGTCTGGTGATGGTGATATTACAAAGGTAACTGTAACTGATGTCGGTGAAGGATATTCATTATTACCTACTCTTACTGTTAGAAGTCAATACGGTTCCTCCACAAAGGTTCTTGCAACCACTACAGATATCGGCCGAGTAGAATCAATTAATGTTACCAACCAAGGCTTTAACTATAGTGAGGCACCCAACTTAGAACTCCGCTCAAACTTTGTTATCAAGGATATAACAGGCACTTTTGCTGTAGGAGATGTATTAACATCACACACAGGAACCGTTCGGGGATATGACTCTACAACTCAGGTTATAGAAGTTTCTCTTGAAGACATTATTGCCAGTCAAAGTGAATCGTTTGGAACAACTTCCAATGAGGGTATGCTTCTTGAAGACTCTCTCACAACCAATGCTTATGTTGATGACAATCTTATCATGGATGCTAATCTTGTCTATGGTGAAAATCTGGTTGATGAGAATGGAGACAGACTTTTACTAGATGCTGTTTCGGCAACAACTGACTTCATACTCTTGGAGGATGATCAGGGTGAGCTCATCATGGAGCATCCAGAGGTCGAAGAACTGGCCCAGACTATCCTTGAGAATGGTAGTGGTTCACTTAGGTCAGAACCAGATACCTATGGCCACGATGATGATAATATCATGGGTGAGTTCATCAGTCAAGAATCTGGATTTAGAACTGATGATGCAGTTTATGTCTATGACCTTAGACAAGTAAAATTTGTATTGGAGAGTTTACCAGAGGCTGCCTTGAGATTGACAGCAGAAGCAGGAAACTTTATTCTACTTAATGCTGACCTAGAATATGAAGATGATGTAGTCCTTAATGGGACTGACTCTGCATCTGTTAATGCTGGTGAGAAACTTGTCTTCAATGCTACGGATGCATCTGGAACAAACGATCCCAGCAATCTGATTGTTCTAGAGGCAGGGTTAACTGATGATGTTAATGAAAAACTTCTGTATGAAACAGACGATATCTTTACCAACGTGGTATTGGACGGCGTAGATTCTTCCAGCCTGCATGAAACACAAAAAATATTGTTTGAGGATGCTGGTATAGATTTCTCGGCCGGGACAACATCACTAACAACTGCTGCGGCTTCTGGAACAATCGTTCATGCTGATGTTGCAAAGGCTTCTTTCACCTTGGGAACGACTGCTGTGGGGTTGGGTGCATACAGTGGTATTGAAAGCCTTATCAGTGAAGAACTGGTCAGAATTCAAGACTCTTATTATTATCAACAGTTCTCCTATGAGATTCGGTCAAATTCTAGTGGTAGTGCATATATAAATGAGTTGAAGAAAGCAATTCACCCAGCTGGATTTAATGTATTTTCTAAGGTTGTCCAAACGTCATTTGTTTCTGTTGCGGTAGGAACAACAGGTGCAAGTCTTGGTTCGGGATATGGATACGATCTTCAAACTTACAGTGCAATTCTTGCTTCTACGTTTACAACACTATTCAGTGAAACAATGCAACGTCGCCTTGGTGTTATGGATGAGGAAGATTATGAAATCCTATTAGAAACCTCAGAGACATCAATTCTTGGTGATCTAATCGTATTGAACCAAACCGATAGTCGTAATGGATTTAGTGGAACATCAGTAACATTTGATACCTCAACATCGTCATGGGACGTAAGCAGAGCTTCTGATGCTGGTGACAATATAGAATTTGAAACACCACAATTTATATTTACAGACTTTGATGCTTTCCAAATACAACATGGTACAGGTCAGGGAGAATTTGGCTCTCTGGTACTTAATAGCACAGATGGATCGTCTGATGATGGTGATAAGATTATACCTGAGAGTGCAGAGGCAGTTTCAAATAATCTGATACTTGATAGTGAGGATGATAATGACAGCAATCACTTGCTTAGGATTGGTGGCGATCTATTATTAGAGTCTGAAACAGGAGGCACTTCATTTGAACTTGAAAGTAGTATTTGTGATGGAAATTTGGTTCTTGCAAATGAAAGGCCTAATATTGTTGATAATTTGTTGGATGAAGATAGCACAAGTAAATTTGTTGGTAGTACCACAGTAGCTACTCCTTCTGAAGTTTTCTTACGATCATCTATTACAACTCATCTTAATGCTACTATCAACAAGAAACATAATACTTCTAATGGTTTGATATTTCTTGCTACAACTAATATTAAATCAATAACTGGTGATAGCTTCCAATTGGAAGATAAGACAACATCTGGTTGGGGTAGTCGTTTGTTGATTACGGGCACGGAAGACCTTTCGCCTGAGTCCAGCACCAATGCCGATGATGGTGACAACTTCTTGCAAGAATCCGGCACGGATGTAAACAGTGGACAGAGTATAACCATCGGCAATGGTGTAACGACAAACACGTTGACAGGGACAGACAACTTTGATATCAGACAAGAGGATGCAACACTCGCTCTTGATACCTTTGGCGATAATATCCTTTTGGAAGATGATACTAAACTAAGCTTAGAAAGAACACTTGTGGATTTTGTTCGGCAGTCTTTGGTTAACATCTCTGATGATAAGTCTCTTGATACTATTATTCTTGAGGAACAGGAACTGGGATCATTCAAGCAGGAGGATGAAACAACCGTTGCTGGAACCTTTGGTGATGACATTTTGTTAGAAGATGCTACTGGGTTTGGAGTTGGTGATAAACTAATATTGGAAAGAGAATTTATTGCTCTAGAAGATTCACTGAATACTGGTGAGACACCATTTGGAGCAACGGGTAAAACTACACTTGAGCCTTTTGCTAGACCATCTGATATTTTTGTTCGTACAATTGGTAAAATATCACTTGAAGATTATGATGCAGGGTATAACATGGTTTTCAATACTGCTGTTGATGCAGGAGATGATATTTTACTTGAGGATGCAACTGAACTTGATCTTTACGAGATGGGTGATGTCGAATTCGGATTTAGTGGAATATTAGCAACATTTGATAACATAGGATCGGATTGGTCCGTGCTCAGACTATAAATATAATACAATAGCTTATATAAATAAACGTATAAATAAAAGAAAATAAAGGAAATTACCATTGGCATATCAAGCAATAGGACTAGGGTCAACTGCTGACGACGGTACAGGAGATACTCTCCGTGTAGGTGGCGATAAAGCCAATGATAACTTTGTTGAACTCTATACCCTGTTGGGTACAGGGACAGCACTTTCATCTGGTATTAGCGCAAGTGCAACAGTAGTTACTTTAGCTGCCCCAACAATTACAGGTGTAGTTGGTGGAACTCAAACATCAGCTACAATTACAACTCTCGCTACTACAACAGTAAACGCAACTAC